GGTCCGAAGACCGCTGATCTGGGCGGGCTGGCAAGATCCGCTCGGCCCGGCGGAGGCGATGCGGGAGCAGGATCACGAGTTGGTCGGCATGCGCGAGTTCTTGGCCGCCTGGCACAAGGCGTGCCCTGAGCCGATCACGGCGGCCGACCTATCTGACCTAGTGCGGGCTCGGGTGCCCATGATGGGGGACGGCTGGGCGCCGCAGTGGCCGGCGCTGCAAGACGCCGCGATCCAGGTCATGGGTGATCTGCCCAAGTGGGGGGCCCGCGAGTTGGGCTATCGCCTGCGGGCGATGGCCGGGCGCCTCTTCGACGGGGCGCGGGTCGCCAAGCGCAAGGGTGACCGTGACGGCAAAACCCGTTGGCTCGTGGAGGTCGAGGGCTGAGTGCGGGTGATGCGGGTGATGCTGGGGATGTTTCTCCCTTCGACGGAAAAGTGTCAGTGTTTGAGAAAAAAATAGAAGAGATGGAAATATCACCCGCATCACCCGCATCACCCGCACCATGTCCGAGTGAGGCTACATGCTGACCAGTGACGAGAAGCTGCAGATCGCCAGGGCGCGCGGCGTGTCGGTCAAGACCGTGGAGCGCTGGGCGCGCGTTGGTGGTGAGGATGCGGCGAGGACAAGGCGGCCTGTCTCCAGATCGGAGGCGGGGCGGATGGGCGGCAAGAAATCGCGGTGGGGGGAATCGCTGTGGAAGTGACATCGGTCTATGTCCGGGCCTGTCTGGTCCGGTGGGGTGAGTGGCTTAGGCACGGCGGTGGAGGCGCCTGCGGGTACCCGTCGACGACGTGTGAGGGGAGGCTGCGGCGCGATGGGACCCTGGTGCGTGGGTCTGGGGTGCGTGTCGTTGGGGATGATCCGCTGGCAGAGCGCCTGGATCGCATCATCGCCCGCCTGTCGTGCGATGACCGGCGCTGGCCGCTGATGCTGCGCCGCTACTACGGGTCTGAGGCCACGACCTACGAGCAAGTGGCTGAGGCGGTCTGTCGGGAGTATGGGGATCGGGTCTCTGGCGAGTGCGTGCGCCGATGGATGCGCGAGGCGGAGGCGACCATCCGCGGCGAGCTACGCGCACATCAAAGCATCGGGGCTTGACAACCGGTACGGCGCAAGCTACTAAAGTAGCCAAGCTGAACAACTCCGCCCGCACGCACCACAACGGTGCGAGCGGGTTTTTTTTTGGGTCCTTCCCGGCCCTCTCGCCGTCTGCGCAACGGAAGGCCGCGGGCTTTGGGTGGTTCGAGTGGGCTAAGCGGGGATACATGGTTGCCGTGACTGATCTCGATGGGCTTGCCACCGTGGTCGGATTCGGTGGCCTGGTCGGGATCTCGCACGTCAACGTCATCAAGGCGCGCGATGCCGGGACCCTGGTCGAGGGCGCGACTTACCGCCAGTGGCTGCTGGCCTACTGCCATGCGCTGCGCGAGGTCGCGGCCGGGCGCTCGGGCGAGCATCAAGCGTCCTTGACCTTGGCGCGGATCGACCAAGCCAAGGCCGATACGGCCTGGAAGCTGATGCAGACCTACGAGCGCACCAACCAGGTGGCCGCGGCGGTGCAGCCTTTGATGGACGCCTGGGCCGACTTCCTGCGCTCCGCGGTGATGGCGGGCGGCCAGCGCATCCTGGAGAACCTTGCCGAGATCGGCGCCGACGTGAGCCCAGATGTCATCCTTGCCCCCCTGCGCGCTGCCCTCCGAGCTGGCGCGCAGTATCCGTGCGGCCTTAATCCGGACGATGGTCAGCGCGGGACAGAGGCTGGTGCCATCGGCGCCGATGCCGACGGCGGAGTGGGCGAGCCGCTACCTGAGGCTGCCTGACTCGCAAGCCGACGTGCCAGGGGAGTATTCCCCGCACTATGCGCCCTACCTTCTCGGGGTGTTCCACTCCCTGGACTCGGACGACCCAGAGACGGTGTGCATGAAGGCCGCTCAGATCGGCTGGACCTTCGGCCTGCTGGCCTACTTGGGACAGCGGATCGACCGCGACCCCTGTGCCATGGTCGGGCTGTTCTCGGGCGAGGAGGCCGCCAAGGAATTCGTCGACGAAAAGCTCGTTCCGGTGATCGAGGCGACGCCGGTCCTGGCCGGTAAGGTGGACACCTCGCGGGCCCGCAAGACCGGGAACAGGGCGCTGTACAAGCAGTTCCCTGGCGGGTTTCTGAAGCTCGGCGGGTCAAGAAGCGTACACAAGGTCAAGTCCACCCCGGCCGCGTTGGTCCTGGTGGAAGAGCCGGACGACGCCAAGGAGAACCTGCGCGACCAGGGAGACGCGATCAAGCTGCTCTGGGAGCGCGCCAAGCGCTTCCGGCGCGGCAAGCGCATCCTCGGCGGCACGCCCTCGCTCAAGGGCCTGTCCCGGGTCGAGGCGCACCTTGAACGTTCGGACAAGCGGGTCCTGCCGATTCGCTGTCACGCTTGCGGTGAGGCGCACGTCCTGTCCTGGGACAACGTCTCCTGGTTAGATGCCGAGGAAGGTCCAGAGCATGCGGTCTACGGTCGCGCCCGGCCAGAGACTGCGCTCTATGTCTGCCCGGCCTGCGGTGATGGGTGGGGCGATGCCCAGCGCAAGGCCAACATCCGCGCCACCGTGTTCGAGGCCCGTGACGCCGGTGACCCCTGGTGCGGCTGGACGCCGACCGCCGACTACCACGGCGTGCGCGGCTTCCACGAGCTCGGCGAGGTCTACTCCTGCCTGCCTGGGGTCGGCCTGGCGGAGCTGGTCCGGGACTACCTGGAGGCCCAGCACCGCCGCGGCCAGGGCGATGAGAACGCCTGGATCGTCTTCGTCAACAGCAAGCTCGGGCGGCCCTACGAGTTCCAGGGCGACGAGATTCAGGCCGAGACCTTGGCCGAGCGTGGCGAGGCCTACCCGGAATGGGTCATCCCGTCCGGCGGGCTTCTGGTCACGGTCGGTATCGACGTACAGCACGACCGGCTCTACGTGGTGTTCCGCGCCTGGGGTCGCGGGGCGGAGAGCTGGCTCTTGTGGTTCGGCGAGGTGCCTGCCGAGAAGACCACCCTCGACAAGACCGACCGCTGTTGGACCGATCTTGACGACCTGGTCTTTCGCCAGATCCGCTCGGCGGACGGGTGGGTGACCTCGGCGGCGGCGGTCAGCATCGACAGCTCCGACGGCTACACCTCCGAGGCCGTCTATGACTGGGTACGCACCCGTAACCGCAAGCGCGGACGGGTGCACGTCATGGCCATCAAGGGCGACGCCAATCGCATCGATGCGGAGCCCTTCCGGACTCCGAGCAAGCGCATCGACCATCGCCGCCCGGATCGCCAGACCAAGGCCGACCGGCACGGCGTCCTGGTCTACCTGGTCGGCACTCACAAGGCCAAGGACTGGCTGGACGGTCACATCCGTCTGACCGGTGCCGGCCCGGGCCGCTGGCACTGGTACTCGGGCGTGCGCCCCGAGTACCTCGAACATCTGACCGCCGAGGTGCGCGCCCCGCACCGTCACTACGGCGGACGCAAGGTCTGGCAGCTCAAGGTTGGGCGCGAGAACCACGGCCTGGACTGCGAGGTGTACGCCCTGCATGCGGCCTGGTCGCAGCAAGTGCACACCAAGACCGATGCCAAATGGGCCGAACTGGAGACGGCGTTACGCCAGCCTGACCTGTTCGGCCAAGAGACTGCTCCCGCCGCCATCGCGGGACTCCAGGCGCGGCCGGATGCGCCCGCAGAGCAAGTTCCGGCAACCCTTGCGCCGGGTCGCGACCTCGCGGCCCTGGCCAGACAACTGAACGGGTGAACATGTACAGACTGAGCCAGCGCAGTTGGCAGCGACTCAAGGGCGTAGACCCCCGCCTGGTGGCCGTGGTCGCCGGTGCCTTACGCCATGCCACCAACGATTTCACCGTCCTCGAATGCCTCCGGACCCAGGAGCGTCAGCGCGAGTTGGTCGCCGCCGGCAAGAGTCAGACCCAGCGCAGCCGCCACCTCACCGGGCACGCGGTCGACCTTGGCGTCCTGGTGGACGGGCAAGTGTCCTGGCAGTTCGACCTCTACCGCGACCTGGCCGCGGCCATGCAGCGTTCCGCTGACGAGCTTGGCGTCGGCATCGTCTGGGGCGGCACCTGGACCAGCCTGCGCGACGGTCCCCACTTCCAGCTTGAGGAGCCCAAGCCCTAATCATGGCCACTTGTGCCGAGAAGCTCGCCGAGGCCCGCGACGCCCTGCACGGCCTGTTGGTAGGCAAGGCGGTGGTCTCCATCGCCTTCGAGGGCGAGCGCACCGAGTTCGCGCGTTCCGACCTGCCCCGGCTGCGGGCCTATGTCCGCGAGCTTGAGGCCGAGTGCGGCGAGGACCTCGCCTCTGCCCGCCGCGCCCCGGCCCGGGTCCTGTACTGATGGACGTCGAACGCCTGATCGAGATCTTTGCCCCAGAGTACGCCCCCCCCATGGAAAACCGCGCCAGCTACCAAGTCGGTGGCCACCATTACGCCAGGCTGTCCGTGCAGCCCTGGGAGGCCATGGAAGCCTGGATGGCGCCGGAGGAGTTCCGCGGCTTTCTGCGCGGCAACGCCATCAAGTACCTGGCCCGCGTCGGTCGCAAGCCGGGCGCGACGGAGGCCGAGGACCTGCGCAAAGCCAGGCACTACCTCGAACGCCTGATCGCCACCTATCGCCAGCCACCCGTGGTCTAAGATGAGCCCAAGCGCCCATAACCTGCCTCGCCTTCTGGACGCAGACGGGCGCCCGTTGCGCGCCCTGGCCTCGGCCTACGACCCAAGCGCCTACCGCGGCGCCAGTCGGGTCGACCGCGAGCTGCACACCTGGGACGCGCTCCTGCGCAGTCCCGACGCCGCCCTGTTGCGCGACCTGCCGACCCTGGTCGCGCGCACCGAAGACCTGGTCCGCAACTCCGGGCTCATGTCCGGCGCCGTCCAGCTCTACCTGGACACCGTCATCGGCTCCGGGCTGCGCCTGAGCGCCAAGCCGGACTGGCGGGCGCTCGGCCAGTCCCCCGAGTGGGCGGCCGAGTGGGGTCGCAGCGTCGAGGCCAAGTTCCGCCTCTGGGCCTACGACATCGACCGCGCGAGCGACGCCGGCCGGCGCCTGTCCCTGGCCGGACGCCTGGGCCAGGTGTGCCGGTCGCTCCTGCTCAAGGGGCAATCCTTCGCCGTGGCCGAGTGGCGCCCGGAGCGCCCCTACGCGACTTGCATCCGCATGATCAACCCGGACCGGGTGGAGAACCCGCGGGGCTTGCCAGACGGTCTTTACCTGCGCCGCGGCATCGTTCTCGACCAGGATGGGGCCGCCGCGGCCTACTGGATTCGCGACGGACACCCGACCGACTACCAGCTTGGCGCCAAGACCACGACTTGGCGCGAGGTCCCGGCCGCCACCCCCTGGGGGCGCCGCCGGGTGCTGCATGTCTATGACCAGGAACTCGCCGGTCAGAGCCATGGCAAGAGCCCCTTCGCGGCCCTCCTGCGGCGTGCCAAGAAGCTCGACCGCTGGGAAGACGTGACGCTCGAGTCCGCCATCATCAACGCCATGTTCGCCGCCACCATCGAGAGCGACCTCGCCTCGGCGGTGGACGCCATCGGCGGGACCGACCTGACCGACTACATGGGTCAGGTTCTCCAGTGGCAGAGCGGCAAGGCGGTCGAGTTCGACGGCGCCAAGATCCCGCACCTCTTCCCGGGCGAGAAGCTCAACCTCAACCGCCCGGAGCAGCCGACCGCCAACTTCAGCGCCTTCGAGGACGCCTTCAACCGCCACTTCGCCGCTGGGCTTGGCATGTCCTTCGAGCAATACGCCAAGGACTACAGCCAGACCAACTACAGCGGTGCCAGGGCCGGCATGCTCGATGCCTGGCGCACCTTTCAGGCCAAGCGCACTTTGATCCAGGAGGCCCACGCCACCCAGGAATATGCCCTCTGGCTCGAAGAGGCCATGGACCGCGGAGACGTGGAGACCCCGCCCGGTGCGCCTGCGTTCGCCGCGGCCAAGACCGCCTGGTGCTGGTGCGCCTGGATCGGTCCAGGCCGCGGCCATATCGACCCCCTCAAGGACGCCAAGGGTACCGCGCTCGAACTCGAATACGGCGCGACCACCCTGGAGCAGTGGTGCGCCGAGCAGGGCCGCGACTGGGAGGAGGTCATGGAACAGCGCGCCCTGGAATTGCGCCGCCAACGCGACCTCGAAGCCCTGCACGGCATCCGCTTCGAGTCCGATGCCCGCATCGCGGCGATGGCCGCCCCGACCGAAGACCATGGAGACGCACCGGCATGAGCTTTCGCTACGCCCGGCACTTCGCCCGCATCTACAACACCCCGCTGCTGATCGCCCCGCATGCGCTCGACGCCATGCTGCCGGCCGTGGAGCGGGTGTTGCGTGGCCAAACCGGCCAAGTATCCGACCCGGATGCCCCGGCGGACGCCCCGGCGCTCGCCCGCCGCGGGGCGCTCGGCATCATCCCCGTGCATGGGGTCCTGACCCACCGCGGCCAGTACGACGCCGCCTGTAACTACCTGCTCGGCTACCAGGACATCGGCGCCCTGCTCGGCGAGGCCCTGGCCGATCCGCAGATCGGCGAGATCGTACTGGATCTCGACAGCCCTGGGGGCGAGGTCGCCGGCTGCTTCGACCTGGCCGACCAGATCCGCGCCGCCACCGCGATCAAGCCCATCCACGCCGCCATCAACGACCTGGGATGCTCCGCCGCTTATGCCTTGGCCAGCGCCTGTACCAGCGTGAGCCTCACCCGCACCGCGCTCGTGGGGTCCATCGGCGTCGTCATGCGCCATGTGGACATGAGCCAGTGGCTGGCCAACGAGGGGGTGAAGGTGACGCACATCTTCGCTGGCGCCCACAAGGTGGACGGCAACCCCTACGAGCCCCTGCCAGAAGCGGTGCGCGGTCGCTTCCAGGACGAGATCGACGCCCTGTACGGCCTGTTCGTGGCCACCGTAGCGCGCTACAGGGGCCTCTCCGAGGCCGCCGTGATCGACACCCAGGCCGATACCTACCTTGGCCAGGCCGCGGTAGACCGCGGCCTGGCAGACCGCGTGGAGAACATCCACGACATGATCTACCGCCTGAGCGCTGCCCGCTCTGGCTCCACCCCCCGACCGGAGATCGCCATGTCCGCCACCGAATCCGCCACCGCACCGGTGGCCATCCTGGATCCCATCGCCCAGACCGATGCCGAGGCCGCCGTGACCCTCGCCAGCGCGAGGGCCGACGGCTACGCCGAAGGTCTGACGGCCGGCGCCGCCGCCGAGCGTACCCGCATCGCCGCCATCCTCGACCACCCGGCCGCCGCCGGCCGCGATGGCCTGGCCCGGCATATCGCCCTGACCACGGCTCTCGACCCAGAGCAGGCCGCGGCCATCCTTGCCGCGGCCCCCCAGGGCGTGGCCAAGGGCGGCCTGGCGGCGGCCATGGCTGCACTGCCGCCGATTTCCATCGGCCCTGGCGGCGAGCCGGAGGCCGGTCCCCTCACCAAGACCAGGGAGGCGTTCGCCGCCATGGACCCCAAGGCACGTCAGCAGTTCATCACGGCCGGCGGTCGCGTCGTCGACGCCGCTGCCGCCTAACCCCTACCAACATCAGCCAGCCACCCGGAGACCATCATGTCCGATCGCACCATTACCAACCTGATCCCGTCCATTCATGCTGCGGTCGACGTCGTCTCCCGCGAGCTGATTGGCTTCATCCCCGCCGTCGACCGCGACCCGGACGCCAGCCGGGCCGCCATCGGACAGACCGTCTATAGCCCGGTTGTGGCCGCCAAGTCCGCCGTCGATGTGACCGCCGCTGTGGCCTCCCCGGACGCCGGAGATACCAACGTCGGCAACGTCGGTGTTGCCATCACCAAGTCCCGTGGCTGCCCGATCCGGTTCACCGGCGAGCAGACCATGGCTCTTGGGCAGCAGAACCACCAAACCATCGTGGCGAACGAGATTGCCCAGGCCATGCGCACCTTGGTCAACGAGATCGAGACCGATCTCGGCGCGTCGTACATCTACGCCTCCCGGGCCTACGGCACGGCCGGTACGGCGCCTTTCGGCTCCACGCCCAAGCTCGGCGACGCGGTCGGCGTCAAGGGGCTGCTGGACGACAACGGCGCGCCCGCCATGGGCCGCTCGCTGATCATCGGCAGCGCGGCAGAGGCCAACCTCGCCGCCCTGGCCAATCTCACCCAGGTGGGAGACGCCGGTAGCTCGGACTTCCTGCGCCGCGGCGTCGTTGGCGACATCTTCGGCTTCGGCGTCCGCAAGTCGAGCAAGATCGCCACCCATACCGCCGGCACCGGCGCGAACGCGACGACCAACAACGCAGGCTATGCGGTGGGGGCGACGGCCCTGACCCTGGCCTCCGCCGGTACCGGAACCCTGCTTGCCGGCGACGTGGTGACCTTCGCGGGCGACACCAACAAGTACGTCGTGACCTCCGGCGATACCGACGTGTCCGACGGCGGTACCCTGACCATCGCGGCCCCAGGACTCCTGGTGGCCATGTCCGCCGCAACCAAGGCCATCACCCGCGGCGCAGGCTACACCGCCAACATGGCCTTCAGCAGCAACGCTATCAAGCTGGCGACGCGGTTGCCGGCGATGCCGGAAGGGGGTGACGCCGCGGACGATGTCTACGTGGTCACTGACCCCCTGTCCGGGCTGTCCTTCGAGGTGGCTATCTATCGCCAGTACCGCCAGGTTCTGCTGATGGTCTCCATCGCCTGGGGCGTCAAGGTCGTCAAGCCAGAGCACCTGGTCCTCCTGCTCGGCTAATCGACGAAAGCCCCAGATGGACCGTGCCACGGCCTTGGCCGCTCACCACGCCGCCCCCTTCGAGGCGGCCGGCGTGGTGGGCACCTATACCCCGGTCTCTGGGACCGCCTATGCCGTCCCCGTGGTGCCCCGCTACGGCGCCCAGCGGGTGGACGCGCAGGGCTTCCTGGTCCGGCGCGACCTGATCCATGTCCTGCGTGCCGACCTGCTGGCCGAGCCCGCCCAAGGTGACCGCCTGACCATCGATGGCGTTGTCCACGAAGTCGATGCCTGGGAGGAGGCCGGCAATGGCGCCCGCCGGGTGCTGACCGTGCGCCGCCTCTATGCTCCCTGAAGAGTCGATGCCAATGGAAGATCAGACCGCGTGTCTCAAAGCCCGTCTCGATGCCGTCGACGGCAAGGTCGAGCGTGTCCTGGATGTCGTCATCGCGACCCAGAACAACCTACTGGCGCGTGTGGAAGGGCTCTGTGCCTGGAAAGACGAGCACGAATCCGCCAGTCGCGAGTTGTTATCCATGACCGACGACATCAAGGATATGCGGGAAAAACTGACGGATCTCCTTGTCTGGAAACAGGATCACGATAACTCCGGCCGCGAGTTGCTTGCCATGACCGCGGATCTGCGGCACCTGGTTGCGGCCAAGCACTGGGCCAATGCGACGCACCGCGTGGCGCTGTGGGTCATCGGAATCATCGTCGCGTTCTCCACCGCCTGGGTCTGGGTCAAGGCCCTGCTGGGCGGGCCGCGACCCTAAGCCGTCATTACCGTCATACCCCTCACTGGAGTGCAAGCCATGCGACAGTATCTTCTTGATCGCCTGAAAGAACCATCGACATGGCGCGGAATCGTCGCCTTTGTGACGGCTGCTGGCTTGGTCCTGAGTCCGGATCAGCAAGCCGCCATCGTCGCCGCCGGCTTGGCCATCATCGGGGCCATCGGGGCCTTTCTTCCCGATGCCTGATCCGATCCCGGCCGCGCCCATCGAACAGGCCGTGGTGGACTATCTGGCCGCGGTCCTGGGGCGCATTGCCACGGCCAACGGCTACCGCACCGCGGCAGGCAGCGCGGTGTGGACAGACGAGCCAGAGTTCGCCCCGGAGGGGGCGACCACGGACCGCGTGCGCCTGCTTCTGGTCGACGAAGACATCGCCCCCCGCGGGGCCCACGCCTACACCCTGACCCTGCGCATCCTCGCACGGACCTACGCCGACCGCGAACACACCGCCTATCCGCGGCGCCAGGCCCGCGCGGTCCTGGCCGACATCCGCCAGGCCATGGACACCATCGACCTGATGGACGCCGACGCGCCGGTCGGGGTCGAGGCCGTGCGCTTCGGCGGCTCGCGCATCCCAGAGCGGGAGCTCGGCGACAACTGGCTTTGGCCGGAGGCTACCTACACCATCGACTTCAGCCAACGCGCTCCTTAACCCAGTTTCTTCCAACGCCCCATCGGAGATCATCCCATGTCCGGTTACAAGTACCTCGTTGACCCCCGCGTCGACATCCACGAGCCCGATGCCAGCGGCGCCGACATGCCCGCAGGTTTCTCGACCAAGCTCAACCCAACCTCCATCACCTTCGAGCCCCAGGCCCCGGACGTGCAGGAGCGTATCTCCCACATGACCGACAACGAGGGCGCTGTCCTCGATGCCGACTACACCCCCAAGCCCCAAAAGCTCAGCCTGACGGTCGACGACCTCAAGGACGGCAACGACTCCATCCGCCTGTTCGCTGCCGCCTTCTCCGGCCGCGAGGTCTCCGTCGCCCAGGCGGCTGCCACCAAGGCCCCGTTCTCGGTCGCCGTCAAAGGCATTGGGCGGGGCTACTTCATGGGCCGGCGCAACCTCAAGAGCACCGGGACCGTGGTCCACAAGCGCGTGGCGGCTCTGGTCGGCGGTGTCACCGAAGGCCAGGCGACCAGCGGCAACGGCACCACCCTGACCATGACCGGGGCCGGGTGGACGGTAGATGACCTGATCACCAAGGCCAAATGCTTTATCTATGCCGGCACCGGCGCCGGGCAGATCGTTGCCATCACCGACAACACCGCCGATACCATCACCGCCACCTTCAGTCCGGCGCTCGATGCCACCTCCAAGTTCCGCTTGGTCGCGCCCACGGCGCTGACCGCCGGTACCGATTACACGGTGGACACGGCCGAGGGCGAGCTGCGCGCCTTGGCGGGCGGTGCGGTGGCCGTGGACGACGTACTCGACGGCTACAGCGACTGCTATGCCATCGCCGGCACCGGCATTCAAGGCGCCGTCAAGGCTGTCCTGCACGCCTCCATCGCCGGCAAGGCCAAGAACAAGATCAGCGGTCAGCGCGGGGCCCTGTTCATCCCCAACCTGGTCGCCACCGCCACCGACAACGTCGAGCTGATCGGCGAACCGTTCTTGGCGACCAAGCTCTCGGGCTCGCCCCAGGTACCGACCCGCGCCCTGCTCGAGGCCCTCGGCTGGGAGTCCATGGTCGATGCCGACGGTAACAACCTGTGGGGGACCGATCCGCTCAACCCCACGGTGCCCTACCTGTTCGTCATCGGCGAGACCTACGCCACGGCCTAACCGCGCCGCCCGCAGATCATGACCAGCCCCGTCCTCACCCACCCAACCCTTGGGGCCATCGCGCTTCCGGCGGACTTAGACTGGCCGGATCGTTACGGTCATAGCCCGGTGGTACAAACGGTGGCCACCAGTCTGACCGGGGCCGCGGTGGTGGAGACCTGGGAGCGGGTCGCCTGGCGGGCGATCACACTCGCCAGCGGGCCCGATCATGGGTGGGTGCCGACGCCGACGGTCGAGGCCCTCGCGGCCGCCTGGGCCGCGGGCGATGTCCCCATGGCCCTCGCCCTGGAGGGGCATACCTACGCGGTCCTCTGGGACCGCTCCGGGGGCGGCTTCCAGGCCGAGCCGCTCAAGCACCGCCCACTGGATGCCCGCCTCAGTAGCGACTGGTGGCGGGTCACCTTACCCCTGCGCGAGGTCGGCTGACCATGGTCAAAGGATCGGCGAGTGCCGACTTGCGGCGGGTTGCCAAACGCATCGAACAGCAGCCAGCGCGCATCCAACAGGCCGCCGACCTGGCCGTGGCCTCGGCCGCGCGCCATGGCCGCGCCCTGTTCGGCCGAAGTATCCGCGAGCTGGCGCCGCTGCCGGCGCGCTATGTGGGCGGCAAGCTGTATCGCCGCCCGGTGGATGCCGGAGCCTGGGAGATCGGCGCGCCGCGGCAGGTCGGTGTCCCCGGGGTGGTCTATCCGCACCGGCGCATCCCCGGCGGACGCCGTGGCAAGGGCTGGCGGGTGCAGGCACACCCCGGGGCCTGGACCGACTACCCGACCGCCTTTGCGATGACCAAGCCGCGCACCATGACCAAGTACGGGCCCCTGATCTTTCGCCGCGTCGGGTCCCAACGCCTGCCGATCAGCGTCCTGACCGAGCTGTCCGTCTCGGACCTGTTTGCAGAGGTGCAGGACGCCGTTGGGGCGCAGATCGAAATCTATCTTGGGGCCGAATTGGCCCGCCAAATCAAACGCCTGGAGCAAGCATGAACATGCCGACGCATGAGCCGACCCTGGTACAGGTCGGCCCCGCCACCGTCACGGTGCGCACCCTCAGCATTGGAGAGATCCGCGCCTGGTTGCGCGAGCTGGGGGAACGCCCCAAGGACCAGGCGGTGGACCTGGTGGGGGAGACCTTGTTCGAGGACATCACACTGCGCGAGCTGACCTTGCTGACCGACTTAAGCCCCATCGGCCTGGAGGCGCTCACCCCAAACGACCTGGCCCCCCTGGTGACGGCCGTGCTCGCGGCCAATCCGCACTGGGCCGCTTGCAGGCGCCGCCTGGCCTCCCTTGGCAGTGCCCTGCCAAAGACTTAGGCGCTGGCTACCGCGGCCGCTCGCCGCGCGCCAGGCGGTCCCCGACAGCCCCCGGCATGGGCCGGACGGCCCAGCGACGAGCAGCCAGCACAAAGGCGATGACCAGCACGCCGAACAACGCCCCGGCGCCCAGGTCGAGCCACAGGACGCCGCCCCACACGACCAACAGGGTCACCAGATAAAGCCACCCAAGCATCTGACACACTCCTGACCTAACTCTGCATCGCCAGTATACAGTCCATGGAAAGTATTAGCCTCCGCCTCCAGGCCGCCTTCGAGGGCGCCGCCGCCTATACGCAGGCATCCAATGCCTTGCGCGGTCTGGCCGCGGAGACCGACCAGGCGGAGCGCGGGATTGCCCAGCTCGACGCCCAGGGGCGGCAGATCCAGGGCCTGATCCAGCTCGAGGCGCGGCTCGAAGCCAGCCGGGGGGCCATGGAGCAGGCTCGGCGCGAGGTGGACTTCCTGCGCCGCGGCATGGAGCAGGCTGGCCCCCAGGGGGCCGCCCTCTTCAGCGCCGATCTGGCCAAGGCCATCGGCACGGTGCAGCGCTTGGGCACTGCGCAGACGAAGCTGACGACCGAGATCGCCGCCAGTCGCGAGTCCCTCAAGACGGCGGGCATCGCGGTTGACCGCCTGGCCGACGAGCAGGCGCGCCTGGCCCGGGAGACCGACACCGCCAAGGCGGCCTTGCTGCGCCAGACCGAGGCCCTGACCGAGGCGGCCAGGAAGCAACAGGCCCTGGCGGACATCGAAGACCGCCTTTCGCGCAGCCTGGCCAATGCCGCCAACCTCACCCGGGTGGCCGATGCCGCCACTGGGTTGGGGCGTGCGCTCGGGCAGACAGGTTTTGGCCTCCAGGAGGTTGTCGGCAAGGCCATCGCCTTCGAGTCGGCCATGGCCGACGTGCGCAAGGTGGTGGACACAAGCCCAGAGCGCTTTGCCGCCCTGACCGCCGACATCCGCGCCCTGGGGCGGGAGCTGCCCTTGACGGCCGTCGAGCTGGCCCAGATCGCCGCGGCCGGCGGACAACTCGGCATTGCCGCGGACCAGCTTGACGACTTCACCCGGCTGGCCGCCAAGATGGGGATCAGCTTCGACCTCGGCGCGCAACAGGCCGGCGAGGCCCTGGCCAAACTCAGCAACGTATTCACCATCCCCATCCTGGAGGTGGAGCACTTAGGCGATGCCATCAATGCCTTGGGCAACACCACGGCGGCTCGCGAACGCGACATTGTCGATGTGCTCACCCGCATCGGCGGTACGGCCAAGCAATTCGGGCTGACCGCGGAGCAGGCCGCGGCCCTGTCGGCCACCTTGCTCGCCATGGGGCGCCCGGCCGAGGTGGCCGCTACCGGCATCAACGCCCTGCTCAGCAAGCTCCAGACCGCGGCCGTTCAGGGCGATACCTTCAAAGCCGCCTTGGTCCGCCTTGGGGTCCAGGCGGACACCCTGGCGCAACAGATCGCCGCCAACCCCCAGCGCGCCCTGAGCGAATTTCTGGCCAAGCTCCAGCAGCTCGACAAACTCGCGCGTGCCGAGATCCTCACTCAGCTCTTTGGGGCCGAATACCAAGACGACCTGGCCCTGTTGCTCAATGGCCTGGGGCAATACGAGGCAGCCCTCAACAAGGTAGGCGATGGGGCGGCGAATGCCGGCGCCATGCAGCGGGAGTTCGAGGAACGGTCCAAGACGACCGAGAACCAGCTCAAGCTCCTGCGCAATGCCTTAGACGACCTGGCCGTTGGCCTCGGGACCGGACTACTGCCACCGCTGCAGGCCGTGGCCGGTGCCTTGCGCGACTTTGCCGAGGCCGCGCCTGGGGTGGCCAGCGCCATCGGCGCGGCCGTGCTGGCCCTGGGGGCCCTGGGCATCGCGGCCGGGACGGTGGGCCGCGGCTTCGCCGTGGTCTCCGTTGCGCTGGCCGAGGTTGGGGCCGCCCTGGCCAGGTCCAGACTCATCGAAGCCGGGACTGGGGCCGCGCTCGCGCGCCTCGGCCTTGGGGCCACCGGGCTCGCAAGTGGTCTGACAGCGGCTGCTGGCGGTGCTGCCCTGCTGAGTGGCTATGCCCTGGGGAAGACCTTCGGCGATTGGGCCTTTGGTGCTGATGAGGCGGCGGAGGCCGCCGCGCGCCTGGCCGAGACGCAGTCCCGCGTGGAGCAGAAGCTTGCCCTCGTGCGCGAGCAGACGGGGCTCGCCCTGCCGGACATGCAAGCCTTCAACAAGGCCGTGGAGGACGGAACCCTGTTCCTGTCCGAAATGACGGGGGAATGGACCCGGGTACCGCCGGAGGTCGTCAAGGCACGCGAGGAGCTGGAACGCCTCAAAGGTGGGCTCGCCGATCTCAAGGCCGAGGCGGGCACCGTGCCGGACTACCTGCGCGCCGCCTTCGCCGAGCTGGGCGAGGCGATTGGCCCGGCGTTCCGCGTCCCGCAACAAGAGATTTCGGCCGACCTGAAGCTGCTCAAGGTGGATGCAGGCGAGGCGGCGAACGGCATCCGCACCGAGTTTGCCACGATGGCACAAGCCTTCGACAACCTGGCCCTGCGCTCCGATGTCTCCGCCAGGACGGTCGGGCTCGCCGCCCGCACCCTGGCCGACCAGGCCAAGACCACCGAGGAGGCGCAAGCGGCCATGATCGCCATGGGCAACGCCTATGAAGCTGGCCGCCTGGAGGCGGAGGCATTCATTCCAGCCGCCGACAAGCTCAACAAGCTCCTGGCCGAAGGCTCGGTCCAGATCGCCGACGCGGCCCGCGAGGCCGCCGCAGGAATCGAACTTCAGATCCGGGCGAATGAACGCGCCCTGACCATTGACCAGGCCCGCCTGGCCTTGCAGAGCGACGAGACCGGGCGCCTGCGCGCCTTGGCCCTGGCCCGCGGCGACGAAACCAAGGCGGCCCAATACTCGCGCGACATGCTGCGCGATGAGGCCGCGGCCCTGGCCCTGGCCAGCGAGGCAAAGGGCCGCGATGCCGCCCTGCTCCAGGAGCGTGCCCGGCTGACGGAGATCGCCGCCCAGGCGACCGGGGGTTATACGGCCGAGGAGCGCGCCGCGGTCGATGCCATGCGGGACGCGGCGACCATGGCGGAGATCGAGTCGGAGCGCATGGCCGTCAACGCGGAGGCCAAGCGCGACGCGGCGCGGGCCGCGATGGAGCTGGATGAGCGCAACCGGCGGCTCGGCGATGCCTTCGATGCGGCCGGCGTCAAGGGCGTCAAGGCCATGCAGGACATCAGCAGCGCCGTCTCGCGGGCCGCTACGGGGCCGGAGCTTGAGGCCCTGCGTGATGGGCTGGAGGCGGCGATTCAGGCGGGCGTCGATAAGGCAGGGGATCTGTCGGCGGCGCTCGCCGAGGTCGAGGCCAAGATGGACAAGCTCAACAAGGTGAGTCGCACGGCGACCACCACCTATGAGCAGATCTACGCGCAGTATGGCACCGACATTGGGCGGTACCAAAAATCCGCTTTCCAGGGGCTTGGACCAGGATCAGGTCCACAAGTCGAGAAAGAAATCGCGGCGTATGTCGAGTGGCTCAAGGCCAATAAAGGCTATGGGGCCAAGCCCGCGGCCACCACCAACCAACCCCAGCAAAGCCAAACCACCACTGTTAAAACCGTCCGCGTGGAATTGGCCAGCTTCGGCAAGCCCAGCACCACCGTCAACGTTGTCGCGGGCCAAGAGACCGCGCTGCTGGACGCCCTGCGCAAGGCTGGCTTGTCCACTCGTTAACCGAGAGCACAGAGACTATGCCAATCACCGCCGATACCCTGCGCTGGTATCAATCCGAGCGCATGACAGACGAGGACGATGGCGGAGGCCAGATGACCGGCGTCGAGATCATCCCGGGCGACGAAAACCAGATCTTCGATGACCTGTCCGACGTGGACAGGGCCGCGGGCGATGTCAGCCTGCGCAAGGTCTATGCCGCCGTGGCCAGCGGGGATGACGACAAGTATCTCGACGCCGGTGTGGTCGTCTTCCGCGCCCCGGCTGACCCCGACGTGTCCGTGACAATCTTCAGCACGGGCAGTTACTACGACGAGCGGCTGGCCCTGCAAACCAGCATGGAGTCGCAGGTCGTCAAAGGGGGCATCTACCCCGGCTATCTGTGGGGCGACCATATCGTTGGGCTCAGGGCGGTGACGTTCTGGGCGCGCCTGAGCACCAAGGTCCCGGTGGCAGGGGATCGGTTCGCCTTGGAGAACCGCGTCAACGGGGCCCTCTCAGGGTCGCAGTTCGTGTGGGTTACGCGGGTGACAGAGCAGGTGGTTGATCGTGTGGACCAACAGCGGGGGCAATACCAAGTGCGCCTGATAACCTGCGAGATCGCCGAACCCCTGCGCTACGAGTTCAAGGGGCTCGAACCGACATACCACGACCCCACGACCGTCAGCACCAATGGCACCCTGACCTTTGAGACCCGGTACAACCCGGATTCGGTCGCCATCACCGGCATCGCGCCCCTGGCAGTGGCCGCGGAGGTGGGCGACTACACCGTCCAGGTAGACAGCATTTACTCGCCGCTGATCCCGACCGCATTCGCCGAAACAGCGATCCCAGACGCCAACCCCGGCGGAGGGGCCGCAGCATTGGTCTCGGCCGGCGATGACGACGCCACCATCACCTGGACTACCACCCTTGATGCTATCAAGCCCGGGGCCTCGCTATTCGCTGGCGGGCCCGTGCTGCCAGGAACACTTAGCATCACCGTGTCCGGATCGGCCATCACGGACCAGGGCGGGGTGCTGCTGATGTCCGGGACCGACATCGGCGCCATCGACTACGGAAACGGGGTCATGGTCTGGAACAGTGCCTGCCCAGCGTTCAGCACGGCACTCAAGACAATCACCTATACCCCGGCCGCACAGCCGCTGCGCGTGGCGGATACCGCGCGCCTCTGGGTCACGCTGGAAAACCGGGGATTCGTCTGGGTGCTGACCCTTGCCCCCATTCCGGCTCGGAAGTCGCTCCGGGTCTCCTACCGCGCCAACAACGAGTGGTATACGCTGATCGAGCGAGGCGACGGTATCCTAAAAGGAGCAGATTCCAGTTATGGGTCAGGGACTTTGGTCTACGAAACCGGGACGGTGACGATCACGACCGGCGCACTACCGGACCCAGACTCCGAGATCCTCTTCGCCTGGGGGACCAACATCGCCTACACCGCCCGCGGGGGCTCCGCCGTCGATCCGCTGGTGGTGCGAGGGAAGACCGCGCATCCACAGGTGGCGCCATCGACGGTCAGCGTGACGTGGTCTGGCGGCAGCCTGACGGACGACGGGGCTGGGGTATTGACAGGGACCGGCGGAACCGGGACCATCGAGTATGCCTCAGGGGAATGGACCGTGACCCCCACCACCGTGCCAGCCAAGGGGACCGAATTCACGCTGGAATACGACTACGGGCCTGCACTGATCGAATTGTTCAGCCAAAACGAGCTCGTTCCAGACGGGTTCGGCAATCTGAATCTGATGCTCGACAACCCGGTCCAGCCGCGATCGCTCAAGGTGAGCTTCACGGTGGGAAGGCCCGCAAGTGCGAGCATCAGTGCCGTGAGCGTCAGTCGCAAGGGGGAGGACAACGGATCTGGCGCCGTCATCATCCCGCTAGGGAACAACGGCACGGTCAACTACGCCACGGGGGAAGTCACGTTCAACCCCACCACGACGGAAGATGTGGTGGTCCCGGTCTTTGGTCTAGTGGAGGTTTGACATGGGTGGGATTGCAGCACCGCTGTACGATGGCCGCTGGCGAAACATTTCGACGCCGCCGCCGCAGCAAATACTGCGGTGGACGGGGCAGCAGACCGTCAGCACGCAACTGACCATCCAAACTATCCCGGGCGTGAAAGTCGAGTATCGCCCGGCCGGTGGCCTGAACTCTGCCACAGAGACCATCACCCTAGACACGATCCATCTCGACCTGACCAAGGAGGTCAACGAGACCATCGTGCCCGGGTCAGCGCGCTTCCGCTTCGGCGGGTCCACCTACCAGCACACTGCTGGCGCCCTGTACCGCGACCCGAGCCCAGCCACCGGGGCCGGCACCCAGTCAGGGAGTCTCGACGCCGCCACAGGCCGGGTCCTGCTGACCCAGTGGACGGCAGGCCCCAACACCGTGACACTGGACGCGCTGACGACGCAGATCGGGGGGCAGCCAATCGGAGAGGCGGTCTTCCGGACAGCCGCGAGCCCAATCAAGCCCGGGGCCCTCCAGATCCGGTGGACCTTGGTATCAGGCGACATCATCAGCAAGGTGGTCGGGCAAAGCGGCATCATCGAAGACGCAGACGCCACCATCTTGGTGGACTGGGCCAGGGGCGTGATCGCCATCCGGTTCGGCCTGTGGCGGGAGGACGCCGACCTTACGCCGGAGGAAAAGGAGGAACCTTGGTACGACCCGGGCAGCGTGGTGGACATCGACGGCGTGGACATGATCTGGCAGACCAAGGTGGTCCAGGCTGACAGCCTGATCTACAACGCCGTGGCGACCACCATGCTGCCCCCAGACAGCAACCTGCTGGGGATCGACGCTGCCCGCCTTCCGCCAGACGGCAAGGCGCTGATCTACCGGGTTGGGATGCTGGCACTGATTCACCACACCGACAGCCTGGCCCAAGCCGAGCTGTTGGCAGGGGAGGTGATCGATTGCGGCCGGCTTCGGCTCTATCGCGTGGTGATCGAGGATGCCAACGGGCTGCGCCTGATGCCGGACCTCTACACCGTCAACCGGGAGCTTGGCACCGTCACGATGGCCGACCCCCTGGATCTAGGCGCGTATGAGGCCCCCTATACCGTCAAGCACACCGTCGCCGACCTTCAGCGGGTGCGCGACACCGACATCAACGGGCGCTTGACCTTCCTGCGCCCGGTCTCGCACGAGTACCCGGCAGACGGGGACAGCTACGTGTCCGGCATGCTCTACGTGGGCACGCTCCAGGGCCGCTACAGCAAGCTGTTCAAGCAGTCCACCTGGACCGGGGTATGGTCGGATGCCCTGATCGGTAGCGCCCCGCTGGCGAGCTTCAACGACGCCCTCTATCCCATCGAGGTGAGCAACGCCGGGGCCTATCAGGACCGCATCCTGGTGAGGTTTACCAGCGCCAGCGCCTTCGAGGTCATCGGCGAGGCCCTGGGCCTGCTCGGCATCGGCAACATCAACGCCGACTGCGCCCCGATCAATCCGCTGACGAACCAACCATACTTCACCATCCCTTACCAGGGCTGGGGCGGTGGCTGGGCCGCCGGCAACTGCCTACGCTTCAACCTACAGGCCGCCTGTTACCCGGTCGATTGCGTGCGGGCGGTGCAGCCTAGCGAGCCGACCGGACTTCAGGACAGCGTCGAGCTTCTGCTCGTCGGTAACGTGGACGCATAAGGGTGGCATGATGGGAGTCAAGTGGTACACCTCGGCAATGCCATCTGCCCCGGTCCTCACGGGGCTGGCTGGGAGCTTGGTGGCTGTGCTGGACGCCTGTCTTGTGACCGGGTTCGGGAGCCGGACACTGACCTCGCTCAGCGTGACGAGCGAAGTAGCCACGGCGACGATCGGGGCCGGCCACACCTATCAGCAACACTCGATTGTCAAAATCGAGGGGGCCACACCTACCGAACTCAACGGCGAGAAGCGCATCCTCTCGGTCACCGGGACGCAGTTCACGTTCGCCGCCGCAGACGTGGAGGACGGGAGTGCTTCGGGCACGATCACCGCCAGCATGCCGCCCGGCGGGTGGGACAAGGTCTATTCAGCCACCAACAAGGCGGTATATCGGCCGCAAGATCTGGTTGCTGCAACGGGCATCCTCACCAGGGTGGATGACACCGGGACCCGCCCAACCGAAGCAGGGAGAGTGGCCTTGCTCCGTGGCTATGAGGCGATGAGCGACATAGACACCGGGACTGGGCTGATCCCGACAGCAGCGCAAGATGCCGCGGGACCGCGCCTTCTCAAAAGCGACACGGCAAGCAGCGCTGGCAGGGCATGGTTTGTGGCAACGGACGGGCTCAGCGTCATTCTCTGGACCGCTACTTATGGGGTAAACCAGACCATAGGCGCGTTGCACCTATTCGGCGACGCCATGACGTACAAGCTGAGTGGGGATGCCTATTGTTGGGTGGTGCAAGCTGGGGTGGGGTCAGTTACAAGTCTACAGCCTGGATATACTTACGGTCAGGCGCATGGGTCTTCATACAGCACAGGAAGATGGATTGCGCGCAGCCATACAGGACTTGGCTCACCCATTGCTTTCTACGACTTGCCTGATTTGGGGCTGGCGTCAGAAAGCCTGCGTGGCATAGGATTGGCGATTTACCCTGCTCCAATCGATGGCGGTCTGCTGATTACGGCATACCGAATCATGACGGCAACGGAAGACGGTCCACGGGGGGAACTGCCAGGACTATGGGCTCCGTGCCATACCGCCGCATCCATCACCGGGGTCGCGAACTTTGCAGTTTTCAGTCAGTTCCAGGGGCTCCCAGACAGAAACCTAATGTGGCTGAAGCTTGCCGGGACAGCCAATCAATTCACTGGGGCCTGCATGGTTGACCTTGCGGGGCCTTGGAGATGAGCAGGGCATTCGGCCGCACCGTTAGAACAGATGCCCTGTTTGGCGGAGGGTACAAGCTGCGTGGCACAGTCTATGAGGCCGGCGCGCCTGTCAGAAGGCGTCTTCGGCTACACCAACGCTCCACCGGGCGGCCGATACGAGAGGTTGTCTCAGGCGACGACGGGGTATATGACATCCAAGGCATTGCATTCGATCAGTATTATGTCGTCGCCTTCGACTACGGGGCCGAACCAGTCAACGCAGCGATCTCCGACCAACTGATTTTGGAGCCCATGCCATGAGCGATCTGGTCAGCTTCGCTGGGGCCAGCCGCCAGTCCCGGGCCTCCTTGCTGGGGACCTGGCTCGACGGCGGCACCATCGATCTGTACGACGCCCCACGCGCAGCCGATCCAGACACAGCCATCGAGACCCAGATCCTGCTGTGCGCCATCGCGCTGGATGACCCTGCGGGAGCGGCAGAGGACGGCGTTTGGACGGCGGACCCGCTACCAGGCCAGGCCCTCATCCTGGCGTCTGGGACGCCGGCATGGGCCAGGGTGCGCGACGCTAACGGGGACGTGGTTGCTGACATTGATGTCGGTGCTAGCGGGTCAGGCGCCGCGCTGGAACTGGACAACCTCTCGCTGGTGGCGGGAGCCTACCTGACGCCGACCAGCTTGACCATCGTCGAGGGATAGGTGAGCAACGATCTCCGCCTTGGGCTTCACCCGGGCGGGAACGATCTGTACCTTGGGTACACGGGAGCCCCTGACAACGGGGTCCTCCTGCTGGCGCGCACCTCTGCCCCGCGAGCCCTGTTCCGGGCAGCCACAGCGCGCACCGTCCTAACAGCCCGTACCAAAGGCCCGACAGCCGTGCTGCGGGCCGCCTATGATCCCAACCTGCTCTCAGATACCGTCCGCGCAACTACCGGGCGCTGGGCCGGCGCTGGGAGACAGCATCACGGCTGCCTATCTGTCCAGACGGATGCGCGCCCACTGCCCCAGGAAGCCGCCTGTCGCTGGCAGGAAGGCCGCCGGGTGCCAGGCGGGGCAGTGGCAGCATGGGCCGGCGCAGAGCCCGCGGCAGGGGAAAACGAGGCCGCCTGGCGCGTTGCGACGATGGAGTGTGGCACAACGGGATCTGCCTGGGCAGGTGCGCCACGGGTGGCGGATTCCGCTCGGGCCGCATGGCAGGAGGGCGACGCTACAGCAGGGCCAGCCCATGCCACCTGGTGGCGCGGTCTGCCTCTGGTGGATCTACCGGCATCGCCGCTGCACAGGGACGCCGGGCGCGAGCTATCGAGTGTCCGTGACCGCTTCCGGCACGGACGCCTGGTGCAGGACCCGTGCATCGAGAACTCCTGGAACGATGGCGCCTGGGTCGGCTACGTGCGGCGCAAGCCCGTGCCCTGGGTCCGCCCGCCGCGCCCCTGGGTCCCGCGGGGGAACGACCTGCACCTGTGCAATCTGGAGCCCGGCAACGATTTCCACCTCGGGTCCATCTGTCGCTGTCGCATCCCGCGACGCAGGAGCTACCACGTGCAACACAGCATCGCCGTCGTCCGCCTGTCCGACTCCGCGGAGGTTCCGACCGAATCCCTGTCCCTGAGCCTGGATGCCGACTCCTGGGCCTGGACCTGGTCCGCCGGCCTGCTGGGGCCGGATGCCTTGGCGCTGGTCCTGCCGTCCGAACTGGGCGAGCCCGTGACCCTGGAGGCCGCCATCGACGGGCACGTCTGGCACCTGGTGGTCGAAGACTGGCAGGAGGACCGCTCCTTCGGCTCCCGGTCGGTCAAGGTCTCCGGCCGCGGACTATCGGCCTGGCTCGGGCAGCCCTACGAGCCGGCGGCGAGCGGGTCCCTGGCCAACGCCCGCACCCTCAACCAGGCCATCGAGGAGTTCCTGCCGCTTGGCAGCGGCTGGACCATCGACTGGGCCGACGATACGCCGGACTGGCTCCTGCCGTCCGGGTCCTGGTCCTGGACCAACCAGGCGCCGATCCAGGTCATTCATGAGGCCGTGCAGGGGGTTGGGATGGTGGCGGTCCCTGGAGCGACCGCCAAGACTCTGACCATCCAGCCCCGCTACCCGGTCCTGCCGTGGGACTTCGCGGCGGCCACCCCGGATCTGATCATCCCAGATTCCGCCATCCTGAACCTGAGCCGACGCCAGGCGGTGCCGACCCAGGCCAATGCGGTCTATGTCCATGGCGGCGACTCTGGCGGTATCCTGGCGCGGGTCTGGCGCTCCGGCACGGCCGGAGACCGACTGGCGCCGACGGTCTCCGACTCGCGCATCACCCATGCCGATGGCGCCCGCCTGCTGGGGTCTCGCCTGCTCGCGGCCCAGACACAGCAGCCCGAGATCCGGTCGGTTACGATCCCGTGTGGCGGCGTCTTCTGCCTGGCCAGCATCGGGCAACTGGTGTCCATCACCATCGGGGCCAGCGACATCCGCGGCATCGTCAACGCCGTGTCCATCAGCGCCCAAGGCGGCACGGTTCGGCAGACGATCACCATCGGCGAGGAGACGCCCAACGTGTGGGCCATGTGGCGGAGCCTGCTACCGGCCTCGCCGCTGCTCTGGGGCCAGGTCCTGGCCGTGCACGAGGACGGCACTCGCACCGTCAGCATGGCCGGCGGCGGGACGCAGCGGGTGCGTGGGGATGGGTCAGCCGGGGCGGCTGTGTGGGTCAGGGCAGGGGTGATTGAGGGCCAGGCCCCGCAGTTACCCGTTGAGGACATCGAAATTCCATGATGTGCTGGGCCTGTTCGCGCCTCCCGATGGCGTCATGCGATGACATACGAAACTCACACTTTGCGCGTAAGCCTGTGTTTCTCCGGCATATTTAACGCCCTTTCACGGCGGCGACCGGGGTTCGAATCCCCGTGGGGACGCCAATTCGATCAGGCAGTTATGCCACTTTGACCCGGGCTCTCGCCCGGGTTTTTTCTATCACACGCTAGCACAGGTCAAGGGGCCGTCACGCCCTCGACAACCGCCGCCCGGTGGCCCGTTCCATGACCTATACGGCGTGCTTGCCGATGACCAACTGCCGCTCGACGATGTCGATACAGGCCGTCAGGGCAACAAGCTCCTGAAGGTTCACCAGCACATGCTGGCCGTGGTCGAGGTCTAACTGATGGACCCGTTCCAGGGCTGGGATTGGGTCGTAGGCATCGGATAGGCGCCGGACCCAGGCCTCCAGGTATTCCCGGTTGTGCTCGAAGGCCGCAAGGCTCAAAGCATGGGCCTTGCGGTTGATGGCGCGGCGGACCTCTGGGGTGAGAGGATCGGCCGGCTCGGGCAGGAGCTTGGGCCAGCCGGACTCCACCGCCTTGGGCTTGGCCGGCTCGGGCACGCGGAAGTAGGCATCCTCCAGCCGCTCGAAGACCTCCCACGCCTGATCGGTGTCGAGCATCTTGGCGTGCCGGGCCGCGCCGCGTTCGGTCCAGAGGAGCAAGACGTTGGCGTTCTGGGTGATTTTCACGGCGTGACTTTTAGTCACGTCGCGCTTGAACTCACGCAGATCCGGGCCTTCCAGCCGGATGAAGTGCTTGCCGGCCTCGAAGCGGTCCTGGTTGCGGACGGGCGGCGTGGTCAAGCGGCCCCCGGGCGCGCTCACAGGTCTAGCCTGGCAATGGCGTCTCGGAGCGTACTTGGGGCCAGGTGGGCATAGCGCTCGGTGGTCTTGCTGCTGGCGTGCCCGGCCAGGACCTGCACGGTGCGCAGGGGCACCCCAGCTTGGACGAGGTGAGCGCAGTAGGTATGGCGCAGGCAGTGGATGTGCCCGTCGAGGTCGCAGCGGTCGAGGGTGCGGACGAAGGCGCGGCTTAAGGATGTCTGGGCGACCTGGGGCAGGACGTAGCCGAGCTTCGGATTGTCGGGTGGAGACAGGGCCTCCAGGGCCTCGCCAGCGCCGCGGCTGATGGGGATGGACCGCCAGTGTCCGGACTTGGTGCGAGCGCCTTCTTCGCTGCGGATGCCGATCTCTTCGCGGCCCACGTCGCGCCATTGGAGTTGGAGTCCTTCGGTCCGGCGCAGCCCTGTGTTGGCGAACAACTGCCAGCCCCAGCGGTAGCGGCGGTGCAGCTCGCCGTCGGCCGCTGTGGTGCAGGCGGGGATGGTCAGCTCGGCGGCGTAGATCAGGGCGAGTTCCTCCCGGCTGTACCAGCGCGGCGGGCGGCTGGCGAGGTCGCGCGGTGGCTTGACCTTGGCGATTGGGTTGCGCTGGATGAGATCCCAGGCCACCGCGGCGTTGAGGCAGGCTTGCAGGGTGCGCAGCTCTTTGACGACGGTTCCGGCCGCGGCGGCTTGAAGGCGGCGGGCCTTGTAGTCTTCGACCTGGGTCCTGGTCAGGGCCATCAGTGGGCAGGCACCGAAGGCGGGGATGAGGTGGCAGCGCAGGATCTGCTCGACGCGGTAGTAGCTGTCTGGGTACTCGTGGCTGTGCCAGGTGGCGTAGCGTGCGGCCCAGGCGCCGAAGGCGGGCCCGGCCGCGGCGATGACGCCTAGGCTGGACTCGCGGGCGACCCGCGCCGCCTCGGCTTCGGCCTCGGTAACTGCACCGAGCGAGCGGCGGACCTGACGGCCATCTTCGACCCACGAGAGGTACCACTGCCGGCCCCGCTGGTACTTGCCCGCCATGCTCTGTCTGCGGCCTCCTCGATGTCTGCCAGGCGGTAAAGGATAGCTCCCATGAGTGCAACCGGCGGGATGCCGGCCCCAGGGCCTCGGGTGCGCAGTTCCTCTGGGGTCAGGCCCAGCAGGGATGCTGCGGTGGCTTCTGGGATGTAGGGGAGCATTCTGGATAACAATGCTAGGCAGATCTGTCTATTACCAGTTAGACCTACAGCGCCAGAACCTGCTGGCACATCCGGTTGGCGGCGATCTCGCAGTATCGTTCCTCGCGCTCGATCAAAACGGCGCGCTTTCCAAGGTCCATGGCGGCGCGCCCCGTGGTTCCGCTCCCGGCCCATGGGTCCAACACCGTCGCCACGTCCCCAGCCAGCGACAGCGCCCACTTGATGACTTCAAGCGGCTTCTGGGTCGGGTGCTCGCGGTTCTCGCAGCCCTGGCGAAGCATACCGTTCCACATGTGCCTCTTGATGCGCAGAGCGCACCCCAGATTGTTCCATGCCATCTCGCCATCTGCGAAGTCCCCGGTGTTTTCCTTGTCCCACACCAGGGGACCCTTGCAGGGCGGCAGGGCGTAGTAGTTCCCGCCAAAGATGATCTGCTTGTCGCATAGGGATCGTGCAAGGGCCAACGTCCAGTCCTGCACCGGTTCGTTGTCCCAATCGCTTTTCCCGTAATCGGTTACCGGGGCCTTGTTTGAAGATCCCCATTTTCCTTTGCTGGCTCCGATCCCATATGGTGGGTCAGTCAGCAGAAGGTCAAACCGTGGCAACATCGGCATAATGTGGCGGCAGTCCCCGTGGTAAATCGTGATTCCGTGGTCCTCGAAGAAAGGTCTAACAAGCGGCTCAAAAGCGAGGCGCGCATCGGCCTGGTGCTCAATCTTCGGTGTCGTCATGGCGCGCCCGCTTTAGCCTTTTCGTTAGGCATCTAAAGCTCGTCTCCAAGCGAGATCTGAACCTTTACTCCGCGGTCCGTGGCGTCCTCATCCAGGCACCATGTCACCGACAGCACGGGGCGCAGAATGTCCCGGAAGACGCAGTTATCGCCTTGCCGCGGAACATGGTATAGCCGGCGCAAGGCATGCATGCGCGGCTCCCCGTCAACGTAGAATTCCACCTTTGCCGTCCGATCCAGATCAGTGTACATTGCTCACCTCAACAAAAATTGCCTAACATCAGCCTCAACCGCGACCCGCGTTACGGGCGCCGGTGCAGTCGGGAGGGGATCTGTGGGCGCGGGCGCGTTAGGCATGACGTTAGGCCCCTATCCTGGCGGGGCATGTCTGAAAAACCGCCAGTGGCGGGACCATCATCACCGATCTCATCGGATCGTTGGGTGGCGCCAGGCGGCGCGCACATCGCTTGCACTCAGGCATCCAGTCTCCGCACTGCTGCATGCCTGCGCACCTCGCTACATCGTCCGGAAGCCTAACATCAGCCTCAACCGCGACCCGCGCCACGGTGTCGGCGATTTGCTGTACGGTCACAGGTGGCGCGGGCGCTTTAGGCATGACGTTCGGTTGCCTTGGCCGCAAATTCACCTAGCAGCCTGCCCCATGCCAGCAGCCCGCGCTTACGGTTCCCGCCGTTGATTTTCACCAGCAACGCAACCTGCTGGTATTCAGGCCACAGAGCCTTTTCAGAGAGCCAGTCTCCGCTAGGCATCCGCACCACGCCGTTCATGTGCACGCGAATCTGTCCGCGCTTTAACCTTTGCGTTAGCTCCAACAAATGCGGTCTCCTACAAATGGCAAACCGTGCACCGCGATGAACCAGCTACGCATGTGCACGGCATCACGGAATCCGTCACGCACTGCCTCATCGTCGTCGCTGAAGTCCTCACTGATTTCGATCCTTGTGACGCTCTCGCAGATCGCTTGCCGGATCTCACGCTGCTTGCTCCGGTACGGTGCCCCGACCCAAACGCGCAGCGACAGACGTTGGCCTGGCCTGATCTGGTTGCGGCGCGGCGGCGATCAGGTCGGCATCGGCCTTGGCGCTGGCGTTCGAGGGGTGCGGCTCTGGCTCCTGGTCGTCTGTGTCTGAACGCTTCCAGCCGATCCAATCTGGCAGCTTGCTTGGGTGCAGCAACCAGAGATGGCGCATGTTGGCGTCGTTGA